TGCTTTAGTTGTTCTACTCGTTTCCCTAAATATGATGAGGACTATGTGCCAGAAGAAACAGTAGAGAAACATACCAGTACATTTTTAAATTCATACACAGGAATCTTTGATGACTTACAAGACAGAGGTATCTCAAAAGCAACTGCAAGTAAGTTTGGTGTAAGAGTTGTAAAAGACTTAGCAGGTAAAACTATTAAGCATATCTATCCATTCTTCAATGGCACAGAAATAGTCGGCACTAAAACAAGACGTATAGAAGACAAACAGTTTCTATTCAATGGTACTTACGAAGGTACTGGTTTGTTTGGTGAACAACTTTATCGTAACAAAGGCGGTAAGTATCTGACAATAACTGAAGGCGAATGCGATGCGATGGCAGTTCACGAGCTGTTTCAAGGTAAGTATGCAGTCGTATCTATCAAGACTGGTTCTGCAGGAGCAGTAAAAGATATCCGAGAAAGCATAGAGTTTGTTGAATCATTTGAGAATGTAGTCTTATGTTTTGACAATGACAAAGCAGGAAGAGAAGCCACAAAGAAAGTAGCTAGAATAATCAAGCCCGGAAAGGTAAGAATCATGGCACTGCCTAATGGTTTCAAAGACGCTAATGATATGCTCAAGCAAAAGAAGTTTGCTGAGTTTACACAGTCTTGGTGGGATGCTAAGACTTATACCCCATCAGGCATATTAGATTTATCAGCTAAGAAAGACGAATGGCTAAACAGAGAAGTAAAAGAAAGCATAGCCTATCCTTGGGAAGGACTAAATAAAAAGCTTTACGGTATGCGAAGAGGAGAACTAGTTACTCTAACAGGTGGTACAGGACTTGGTAAGTCTTCAGTAACTAGAGAGTTAGAACACTGGCTAATTAAAAATACACAAGATAATGTAGGTATCGTTGCCTTAGAAGAGAACTGGCTAAGAACTGCAGACGGTATCATATCAATAGAAGCCAATGACAGAATTTATTTAAACGAAACTAGAGATAAATATTCAGACGAACAACTACAAACTATGTTTGATAATGTTATACAGAAAGGCAGAGTCTTCATTCATGCTCATCTAGGAGCAACAGATATAGAAGAAATCTTTTCTAAACTTAGGTACATCATAGTTGGTTGTCAGTGTAAATGGATTGTAGTAGACCACTTACATATGCTCGTAAACGTAATGACAGAAGGTGATGAACGTAGAGGTATAGATTCATTAATGAACAGATTAAGAAGTCTTGTTGAAGAAACAGGAGTAGGAATGTTCTTAGTGTCTCACTTACGTAGAGCAAACGGAGACAAAGGACATGAGAATGGGGTTGAAGTATCCTTATCTCATTTAAAAGGTTCACAAGGTATAGCACAACTGTCTGATTGTGTAATTGCATTAGAACGTAATCAACAGGCAGAGAATCCAGAAGAAGCTAACACAACTAAAGTAAGAGTATTAAAATCTAGGTACACAGGCGATACTGGACTTGCTTGTTCTCTCAGGTATAATCCTGACACCGGCAGACTCTTTGAAGTCTCTGAGGAGCAGACATTCGATAATGAATTTGATTTTTGATATTGAAGCTGATGGACTTACCCCTACTAAGATATGGTGTATAGTTGCCAAAGAACTAGACGGACCAGTACATACCTTTGACCCTACCCAGATAGAAGAAGGTATAAAGTTTTTACAATCAGCTAAAACTCTCATAGGACATAACATCATTGGTTATGATATTCCTGTCTTAGAAAAACTACACAAAGCATCCTTTCTTGATAACAAGTTAGAGGATACCTTAGTCATGTCTAGATTATTTAATCCAGTCAGAGAGAACGGACACAGTTTAAAAACATGGGGTTTTAGAGTTAAGTTACCTAAGCAAGAACAACCAGAAGACTTTGAAGAATATACACCTGAAATGCTTGAATACTGCATACAGGATGTAAGGCTAAATGAGGTCGTTTACAAACATCTAATAGAAGAAAGTTCCGGATTCTCTAAACAAAGCATAGATTTAGAACACAAGGTCGCTGAGATTATGAAAGAACAAGAGACAAACGGATTCTTGTTTGATGAGAAAAGAGCTATGACTTTACTAGCACAGCTCAAAACAAGAATGACTGAAGTAGAAGACGAAGTACAAGAAACTTTTAAACCTAAGTGGGTAGCTGACAAGGTAGTAAACCCTTACATTAAAAAGGATGGCACCCTCTCTATGAGGGGACTTACTGAAGAAGAATACAAAAAATGTTTAGATACAAATAACTTTGAACCATTTACTCGTAAAAAATTAGTAGAGTTTAATTTAGGTTCTCGTAAACAAATAGGAGAATACTTGATTGACTTTGGTTGGAAGCCAAAACGATTTACCCCTACTGGTCAACCAATAGTAGATGAAGGTACCTTGAAAAAGATTGACCACATACCAGAAGCAAGACTGATAGCTGAGTTCTTACTGTTACAAAAAAGAATAGCACAGATATCATCGTGGATGGATGAACTAATTGGTGAACGAGTACATGGTAGAGTTATACCTAACGGTACTATTACAGGTAGAATGACACATAGAAATCCTAATATGGCTCAAGTACCTAGTGTTGTAAACCCCTATGGTAAAGAATGTCGTGCTTGTTGGATAGTCCCGGAAGGTTATAAACTATTAGGTGTTGATGCTAGTGGGTTAGAACTAAGAATGTTAGCTCATTACATGAACGATAAAGATTATATTGACGAGATTTTACATGGAGACATACATACAACTAATCAAAAACTTGCAGGACTTGAATCAAGAAATCAAGCAAAGACTTTCATCTATGCCCTTATATACGGAGCAGGAGATGAAAAGATTGGAAGTGTGGTTGGAGCTAACAGAAAAGCAGGTAAAGAACTTAGAAACCGTTTTCTCACCAACCTCCCTGCACTTGAAAACCTTACGGGAAGAGTTCGAGATGCTTCGAGAAAAGGATATTTAAAAAGTCTTGATGGTCGTAAGATATTTGTACGACATGAACATGCTGCTTTAAATACTTTGTTACAAGGCGGTGGTGCTATTGTAATGAAACAAGCGATGTGTAACTTACATGATGCTATTAAATTAAACTTGTTTGATGCTAAGTTTGTTGCTAACATACATGATGAATGGCAGATACAAGTTAAAGACACCGTAGCTACTTTTGTAGGAATCAAAGGTGTCGAAGCAATAGAACAGGCAGGACAACAATTACATATGCGATGCCCCTTAACAGGGGAATATAAAATCGGGGAGGATTGGAGTGAAACCCACTAGTTGTTATTGTAACTCTACTGAGCTAGATGATTTATTAGAACAAGAAGGAGAGAATGCTAGACTTATATCAGATTTTGTTTTAGAAACAGACATAGAATGGGAAGAACAAATTTCTGAATATAAAAGTTATGGTATAAAAACAACTTATTATTCTCCTGATAAATTAGATATGGAAGTTATTTGTTTAAGTTGTTTATTAGACTACAAGGAGGTTTGTAATGAAACCCACTAAGAAAGACAGAAAGAAGTTTGATATAGATTTAGAGTATGGAACTATTAGAGAAGATAAGATTGCTGATTTGTTTGTTAACAAAAAGATTGAAGTAAAGTCTGAGAGAGACATTTGGCAATCAACCGGTAACATAGCAATAGAATATGAATCCTATAGTAAACCATCAGGCATAAAAGCAACTGAATCTGATTATTGGTTTCATAATCTATGTATAGGAGATGAAGAATATTGTACGTTAGTTTTTAAAACAGAAGTACTGAGAAAGATTGTAGAACAGCTTGATACATTTAGAACAGTTAGTGGCGGTGACCATAATGCTAGTAGAATGTTTCTTGTTAACTTACAGAAACTATTTTCTAGTGATGTTATAAAAGCATTTAAAGAGTTAGATAATGCCGAGAAGAAAGAAAAGAAAACTTGAAACAGTAGTAGAAGATATCTACGAAGTAGTAGGTCGTTTAGGGCAAGGCGAAGCTATTGATGTAAAAGAAGAACACATAGATGCTTATGGCGAGTTTATGAAACAAGCCTTAAAAGACTGGCTTACCCCTAGGGCTAATCAGCAACCTATGTTACGTATGTCTAATATTGGAAAGCCTATGCGACAATTATGGTATGACATGAACTCAGAACGAAAGTCTACTGGTATCAATGCTCCTACTATGATTAAGTTTTTATACGGTCACATACTTGAAAGGGTTGTATTGTTCTTAACAGAACTTGCCGGACACTCAGTTACTGATGAACAAAAAGAAATAAAGATAAATGGTATCTTAGGACATATGGACTGTAAGATAGATGGTGAGGTTGTTGATATTAAATCTGCATCTAATTTTGCTTTCCAAAAGTTTAAGAATGGTACTCTAGCAGAGAATGATATATTTGGGTATATGGCTCAACTGTCTGGTTATGAGACTGCAGAGGGTACAGATAAAGGAGGATTCCTTGCAATCAATAAAGAAACAGGAGAACTTGCACTTTATTGTCCAGAAGAGCTTGACAAAATAAATATAGATGATAGAATTAATAAGGTTCGGAAATCAATATCTTCGAAGACTCCTCCAGAATTATGTTACAGACCTATCCCTGAAGGTAGCTCAGGTAACTTTAAATTAGCGAGAGAGTGTACTTACTGTCCACATAAGTTTGAATGTCATAAAGATACCAACGATGGTAAGGGATTAAGAGTATTCCAATATGCAAAAGGTCTAATGTATCTGACTCGTGTTGCCAAAGAACCTAAAGTAGAAGAAATTACTAGTAAGTTTGCAAATGGTTGAAGACGTAGTTAACAAACCTAAACATTACAATCAAGGCGATATAGAGTGCATAGACGCTATTGAAGCTATGCTAACTCACGAAGAGTTTGTTGGGTATCTACGTGGAAACTCGTTGAAATATAGATGGAGATTCCGTTACAAGAATGGCATAGAGGACTTACGTAAAGCTGAGTGGTACGAAAAAAGATTATTAAAAGTATTAGAGGACAAAGATGGTTGAAGACAAGGTAGGAGAAAAACCTTATTTAGGAATAATAATAAATTATGACAAAGATAAAAAGCTTGATAAGTTTAGTAAAGATACTATCAAAGATAGATATTTATGGGATACAGAGACTAGTCCTCAGGAAGCTTTTGCTAGAGCTGCTGTTTATGTAAGCACATATAAAGATGAAACAGATTATGAAATGGCTCAAAGAATATATGACTATTCGTCTAATCATTGGTTTATGTTTAGTACACCTATTCTTTCTAACGGTGGCACTACTAGAGGTTTACCTATTAGCTGCTTCTTAAATCATGTACCTGATAGTAGGCATGGTTTATCAGCTCACTACGATGAAAACATTTGGTTAGCTAGTTCCGGTGGCGGTATTGGAGGCTACTGGGGAGAGGTAAGAAGTGATGGTGTTTCTACTTCTAATGGTAGTAAGTCAACTGGGTCTATACCTTTTATGCATGTTGTTGACTCTCAGATGTTAGCGTTTAATCAAGGTACAACAAGACGTGGTAGCTATGCAGCTTATCTAGATATATCGCATCCAGAGATTGAAGAGTTTATGATAATGCGAAAAGAATCTGGCGGTGATATAAATAGAAAGTGTTTAAACTTACATCATGGTGTTAACATAACAAATGCATTCTTAGATGCTATTCGTAATGACGATGACTGGCGATTGATTGACCCTAAATCTGGGGATGCTGTTAAGATAGTCAAAGCTAGAGAGTTATGGTCTAAGATATTAGAGACTCGTGCAGAAACTGGTGAGCCTTATTTAGTTAATATAGATACTTGTAATGATGCTTTACCTAAAGAACAAAGAGAGTTAGGATTAGAAGTTAAACAAAGTAACTTATGTTCTGAAATAACACTAGCTACTAACGAAGAAAGAACTGCTGTATGCTGTTTGTCAAGTGTAAACCTTGAGTACTATGACGAGTGGTCCAAAGATAATCTGTTCATAGAAGACTTAATTACTATGCTTGACAATGTTTTACAGCATTTTATTGACAATGCAGTGGATACTGTACAACTTGGAGAATACAATGCAAACTTTAAAAGGTTTAAAAATTATATCAAAGAAGGTCAAGAAGGTTTCACTAAGGCAGCTTACTCAGCCTATCGTGAAAGGTCTATCGGACTTGGTGCAATGGGGTTCCATGCTTATCTCCAAAGTAAAAACATTCCCTTTGAAGGTCTATTCGCTACTAGTTTCAATTACAAAGCGTTTAAGCACATTAAAAAATCTGCGGTGGAAGCATCTAAAAGACTCGCTGATAGTAGGGGTGAAGCTCCTGACGTTTCTAACTCTGGTCTTAGGAATGCTCATCTTCTTGCTGTTGCCCCTAATGCTAGTAGTAGTATCATATGCGGTGGTACGTCACCGTCAATAGAACCTTTTAGGGCTAATGTTTATACACATAAAACTTTATCTGGAAGTTATAAAGTAAAAAACAAATATTTAGAAAAATTAATAAATAAAAAATTTAAAACTGCAGAAGAAAAAGAAAACATTTGGAAAGAAATTAATGTAGCAAAAGGTTCAATACAACATTTAGATGAGTTTAGTGAGCAGGAAAAAGAATTATTTAAGACTGCTAATGAAATTAATCAAATCTGGGTGGTAGAACACGCATATAAGCGTCAAGAATTTATATGTCAGTCTCAGTCAGTAAATTTATTTTTTGTGCCTCCTGAGGCTTCTATGGAGCAGGAAACACATAATGAATATTTACAGTATGTGAGTGATGTACACTGGTATGGTATGAACCAACTAAAGTCTTTGTATTACTTTAGGTCTGATGGAGCTAGAGGTGCAGAGAACGTAAATGTTAAAGTACCTAGAATTAAATTAGATGAAGTAGAATGTATAAGTTGTGAAGGATAATATGAAAGAACATTACTATAAAGACACATTATTGTATCAAGCATTACAAGCTAGATATATGGCTGAAATGATAGAAGCCAAAGCTAACATAGAAGTTTACCTTGATAAGCATGTAGGAGTTGCAGAACATCCTAATGTAGTAGAATCATTAGATAAACTTATCGAACAATATTCCAATGCAGAAGAAAAACTAAAAGTCTTAGAGGAGAACTTCTAATGAATCCTTTTAACTTTACTTTATTTTGTATGGGTTTATTTTTTATATTTGGTGTTTTTATATTAACAATATATAAAGACTTACCTTACACTAACTATTCTGACAATCATCTTTGCATAGCAGATTGTTGGGAGCAACAACAACGGAGATAACATGAGCTTAATGGGCACAAGAGATTACTATAAACCATTCCAATATCCTTGGATGTTTGAATACTATGACATGCAAAACAGAATGCATTGGCTACCTTTAGCAGTACCTTTACATACTGATGTCAAAGATTGGAATGAAAAACTAACAGATAACGAAAAGAATTTATTAACACAAATATTTAGATTGTTTACTCAGTCTGATGTAGATGTAGCGTCTGGTTATGTAGAAAGATACTTACAATTATTTAAGCTGCCAGAAGCTAGAATGATGATGTTATCTTTTGCTAATATGGAATGTGTCCATCAACATGCTTATAGTTTATTATTAGATACAGTTGGTATGCCTGAAATAGAATACAAAGCATTTGCTGAGTACGAAGAAATGTCAGACAAACATAATTACATTGTAGACTTTAAAACTAAGAAGTCTGATAAAAGGTCCATAGCAAAAGCCTTAGCTGTATACTCTGCTTTTACTGAAGGCTTACAACTCTTTAGTAGCTTTGCAATCTTGATGAACTTTCAAAGGTTTGGCAAGATGAAAGGTATGTGTCAAATAGTTGCATGGTCTATCAAGGATGAAAGTCTCCATGTCGAAGGCATGACTAGAATGTTTAGAGAGTTTATACAAGAGAACATAGACATATGGACAGATGACTTTAAAAAAGAAATCTATCAAATATGTAGAGAGATGGTTAAGTTAGAAGATAAGTTTTTAGACTTAGTATTTGAGATGGGTAACATCGAAGGTTTAACCAAAGAAGAAATGTATGCTTACAATAGATACATTGCTGATAGAAGATTACTTCAGTTAGGACTTAAACCTAACTATAAACAAAAAGAAAATCCGCTTACATGGTTGGATGATGTGTTAGGAGTAGAACACCAAAACTTTTTCGAAGGTAGAGCTACTGCATATCAAAAAGGAGGACTCAGAGGCGATTACGGACAATTAACCTTTGCAGGATTTGATAATGAGAAAGAAGAGAAAAGAGGCTAGACTATTAAGTTATAGCCTACTATATGACAAGTCGGGGAAACTAATCACTGAAAGAACTTCAACGGACATAAAAGAACTTGAAAAATTTTTTACACCTGAAGAGTATCAAACTCTAAGAACTATAATTAGAGAAGCTACTCAACAATTAGATACTGTTCACAACCACATAGAGTCTTGTTTGAACTCTAGGATTATGAACAGTAAATAATTAAAAAGTATTAAATGCAGTGTAGAAAAAGCCTAGTAAAAACCAAAAGCTAAAACATAGAATACAGATTTCTTCTGTACGACCCACCGTACCTCCTATCAATCTCGTTGTTTGATGGTTAGTGTATTATCACCACCACCATTGATTACTATTTGGGTACTCTTGCCATCTTGTATTAAGTAGATAGTATAGGACCCGCCCTTGTCTGCATCCACACGAACCGTATCCGATACACTTCTAAGTAAAGTAATCGTGTTACCGGTTATAAACGTATTTATTTGTGTAGTTGCATCGAAACCGAGCTGAGTTCCTTTTACTGCTACTTCGTTAACTTTAGAGGTTTCTTCTTTCTCTAGTTCGTCAATTTCTTCTAAGATATCTAATAAGTCTTCTAAAAAGTTTACATCAAGATAGTTAACATCTAACTCGGTAAACTCTAAATCATCCTCTAAATAATCTTTATCGAGTTCTTCAAACTCTAAAAAATCAACATCCAATAGATTAGAATTAGAAGTACTGCTAGACTCAGCAGTTTCTAATCGTTCTTCTTGTGGAGGATTAACAATCAACATGTTGTCAATCAAATCTAAAGTGATGTCTAGTATGACAGGTTTTGTCGGCATGGCTTCAAAGACCGAAGCTGTGGTTGCCTGATAGGGTTGGTTGAGAACAACCTGACCTGCTGCTGTCGAAACAACTATTTCACCACTTGAAGTACCGTCTGCTAGAGGCAGTAGAATAATCAAAGACCTACCTAGCTCATCAACGGTCACCGTAAAATCCGTACCACGTATACCAATCGTGGCACTATTAGTTCTTAGAACTATATTCTCTTTTTTTACTTTACCTAAGGAACCAGTAATAAACCTAGCAGTTCCTTTGGCAAAGGTTAGAGCCATCTTTGACTTATCTGGATTAGGGTCAAAAACAAACTCATCAATTATAACTTGAGAGTGCTCTGTAATCTTTATAGTGGTATCGTCTATAAAGGTTATGCCCATTCTGCCATTAGCAGTCTGAACATTATCGTAACTGTTTATATCAAAATCTAACTGTGCTTGATATTCTTGGTCTCTAACAACACGACCAACACCATTTACTTCTGTAATATTTCCTACATTAACATCCGACTGCAGTACCGCCATCGTCTTGGTTGACGCAAATAGTACCGTTAGAGCCAGTGCTAAGTATTTTAAGCCAGTCATTATCTAATGTGCTTTGTTGTGTAATGTCAAAAGTTCTAGAGCTTCCTGTCTGGTCTAAATAAAAGTAACCCCCAGCATAGCCATCAGCGTCTAGCGTTACTGTATTATCATCACCATCTATATCCATGTAGTTTGTAGCAGTGTCATAATCTATAGCAGCAGTCACTGAGTTGTTAGAACCGTTTATAGTCCAGTCTAAATCAAGTGTTGAAGCCATAGCTGAAGTTGCCTGATTCAAAGTAAACGTGTTACTACTACCAGTTACATCAACATTCACATCAGAAGTATCTGCTCCGTATGTGTTTGTTGGGTCTGTTTGCATAGTAAAGTTATTTGATGACCCACTAAAGTTAAAGTAACCAGTGTAAGAATCTGCAGTTATATCTCCTCTAAAAATATTACTACTTCCTATTTGGTTAATGTCTAGTGTCATACTAGTACCGTCTAAATCTAACGGTGTCATATTACCTGCAGCAGCGTTTAGTCCTCCTATTAGATTACCAGAACCTATTTGTTCTAAATCTATAGCAGAAGAAGCACCACTTTGGTCTACATAGATTTCATTATCTGCAGCCCAAACAGCTCCACTTATAAATAAAATACTAATTAGTTTCTTCATATTGCCAATACCCTCTTTCTATTCCAATATTAATTAATTTTAAAACCCCCGTTTCTATCGCCTTTTGTAAAGCAATAACTCCGCTTTCATTCTGAGCAGTACCACCCTCAAACTCAAACAGTCTTGTACCAACTTCAAAGAATCTAAATATATCGTGGCTGACGCTAACAGATAATATAGACTTTGAGACTAATACTTCTGTCAAGATTTCTCCAGTAGAGACTGAAACTAATCTTAATGAAATCGTTACTGTATCTTCTCGATACTGTTTACTTGAGCTAATACCAAAGTATCTAGCTCCTAACCCCCCAGACTTTTCGTTAGTTTCATAACTAATTATACCGCCTTGTAATAATATCCCGGCAAAAAGCAGTGGTTTTAACTGTTGGTCCTCATCAAAGTTTTCTCTTGTGGACCTAATTATTTGTCTTTCTTTGGTTAAACTATCTAACCCTACACGTTCTACAACTTTAAAAAACTTACCGTTAGCTGCATGTTTTAGTGCTCTAATAACTAAAGCCTCTGGAGCTTGTGTAGTAGCTGTACTAAACAAAGCAAACTTAGAGTTACTATCTCTTTGCCCTGTAAAGTCTTTGAAGCTGTTTTCATAAACAGCGATAGTAGGTTGTCTTTTAGCTGCCGGTAAGTTCTTCAGTTCGTCTGACTGTAAATCTAATATTGAAGCTGCAGTTATAACCTTACCGGGAGCACCTCCCGAGTTTAACAAATCTCCATAATCATGTACGCAACTAGAAAGTAAAACTGCCGATAGGAACAGTAATAACGGTAACTGCACCCTCTTCGTCAGTGACTGTGAGTGTAATGTAATCTCCATCGACTTCATACTCTATTGTATTTCCCTCCAATTCTAACTTACCACTCTCACTCGGAGTTTCACCAAACAAGTTTTCTACAAGCTGTCTGGATAACTGTGCGTATACTCTAGACTCTAAGTTTCTAATAAACCTTGCAAGTGTAGTGTTGTCTGCTTCTCTTTCTAGTTCTTCTTGATAAGCTTTTATTTCTTCTTTGATAGCTTCTTTTCTATTAAACTCTTGATTCTCTATAGTAAGGTAGTGTGCACTAGCACCGATACCAGAAAAACTAGGCAACTTAAAAGAAAAAAGAAGTTCGTCTGCATACGCTACTATAGGTGTTATTAAGAATATAGTTGATAAAAAAATAAAAAGCAATATAGTTTTTAGTTGTCTTTTTTTGTATTCTTTATAATCTCTCATTAGTCTTTTCGTTGGTCCTTTTGACCATCTGCCCTCGCTATTCTATCTATTTCTGGTTTTAATCCCATAGCTGCTCTACACATTGCATCTATACGAATCATATCATTGTCCATTTGTCTTATACGGTCTATAAGAGCCACTATCATTGCATGTTGTGTATCAAGCTTCTTGTGTATGTCTGCAATCAAAGACTTAAATAAAGTCCAAACAAGATAGCCTAAACCAAGGGCTGCCACTGCAGGTATCCCTATGGTCTCTACAACTGTTATCCACTCACTCCCCATCTTCTTCGTCTTCCCACAAAGCTAAAGACTCATCTATTATG